CGGTTCCTTCATTAGCTAAAATTCTCGCTTCTTCCCCTCTAGCGGTTCCAGCTAAACGAAAGTCAGCGATCAAACCGTCGCTGGTTTTGTCCCAACTTACTGACATGCCTATCGGGTGGCTTTGTGTCTGATGCTGTTCTAGTAACGGTATTTTGTCGGCGCGTTCTTTAATGCTTTTATCGAACACGTTGCTTGACAGGGTTTCAATATATTGGCCGGTGTCATACTGGCTGTGAAATGGAGCTACTAGCCCGACTATGTGATGCCCGTCGTCAGTGGCGCGGGTTTCAAAATCAGCAAATTCAATAGTTCTGGTTTCTATGTTCATAGCGTCACCTCTAGGTTTCCTTGTGTGGTGTCTGGCAAGTCCTCTAAGCGCCGTATTTCGTCTACGGTAAGCCACCCCGCCTCTAGTGCTATCTTGTGCGCCTCGTAGCGTTCTCGGCGGTCTGCGCGTTGGAAGTCGTCAGTGTCAAATAATGCGACCTGCCCGCGTGGCAGTAAACCGCTAAACGCTTGCTCAATTCGAGACATGTACCCGCGTAGCGTGAATAAAATAAAGTTTCTAGCGTCTTGCTGAACATTCGAATACGTCTTACTGGAACTGATCGGGACACCCACCATATGGGCAGGCACTCCAAATATCGTACATATCTGTTCAGCGCTAAAACGTCTTGATTCAAGAAGCTGTAAATCGTCAGGGCTGAAACTTAACGGCTGATAACTTAAACCACCTGATAACACGGCTGGTGATTTCTGCCGCCCTGCGTGCGCTTTCATAAACGCGTTCTTCAATTCGGTAGCTTCTTCTTGGCTTAATTCGCTAGGGCTGTTAATAACGCCGCTAGGAATACTGCCATTAACGTGCATTTCGCTAGCTGATTCGTCACCGGCTAGGGATAACGCAAGAGTTCGACGCTGTAACTGCAACGGACCTGCGCCCATTAAGGAACCGGCGCTAATCACTCCACCCCGCACATGCAAGATTTGAGAACTATCGTACTGTTTCCCGTTTATTTTATACGATATAGCACCGGTAGAGTCCAACTGCACTGTTACAGCGTCAGGCGATAACAGGATCGCGGTTTGTGGAAACCCGAACCTATCGTTATTGCCTAAAAGGAAGTACGCATTACCTCGAATAACCAAACTTGAAACGGCACTTGAAAGGGTATCTATCCTTGTTTGGTTGGGGTCTGGTTGGCGAAGTATGGCGGGCGTGGGGTCTAAACGCGTATCGTCACGATAAGCACCAAAGGGTAGGGAACCTATCGAATCGCTTATTAGCTGTACGCAACGGTACGCGGCAGGAATTGACATAACCGTGCCTTCAGTAACGTTCAAACCACCGGTTAGGGATTGTGGCGGTATATACCGGTCAGGCAACG